GGTACGCCAATATTATTGATCTGCCCTGTAGTTAGAACTATAGGTACATCACCAGAACCAAGCAGAGAAACCCCGCCTACGGTCTTGATGTCTGTCCCCGATACTGCTGCCGTGACAGCACCAAGCCCATCGCTCTTGAGAATGCCTGTGGCTACGATTGCTGGCTGAATCGTAGCCACGCCAGTTGTGATGTTTGAAAGTGTGATTGTCATAGCGTTGCTGCCAAGGTAAACAGTTGAACGATCTGTGCTTCAGTCAACCCGATATCAGTAGCTGCCGTGATCAGCGTGGGGTCGTCTGATCTCCAGTGAATCGCTTTGTCGATGAATGCCCTCTGAGCGAATGTGCGGTCAGGTGACGATGCCCACGTTGTGTAGGCTCCAGACAAGCCCGCTGTATCGAGTGCTAGAAGTCCTTGCAGTGCCTCTACGCGCAATGGGGCGGGAGGTTGTGGCGGTGGCGGTGGCGGTGCTACATAAGGCTCAGGCGTATTGCCTTCAGCTACCCAAGCTAAGTACGCTTCAGTGTGGATAGTTGGCGGCTGGTCTAGATAGATGCAACGTGATGTTGGAATATGAACAAGAGACCGATTGTCTTCAGAGATGAATTTGTACATATATGTTCTCCTAGACGAAGTAGGTAATACCACACTGAACGTAAACACCCGTCGTTGCCACCATAGGTATTGCATCAAGTGTTACACTGTTATATAATCTAATTTGAGATTCGCTTTTTGTTATATATGCGGTAGATACAGCAGTACCAAGTGCAATCGTACCACAACTTCCAGTTGCATACATTAATGCACTATTTGTAAACGGCAGGCCTGTTATTAAAACGTTTCCGCTTGAACCGACCGTGCTTACAGCATAAAAAGCACAAGCAATAGCCACCAGTCTACCTATTTTAGTGTAGTAAGCTGTTGATGTAACTGGAGCAGTTGGTCCAGTAATTGATGCGGTCAGTGTTGCTATGAACGTGCCTTCCTCGTAATCATCCAGCACGTTAACCCCTGCGCTTGGCACTTGGGTTGCCGGGAATTGGATTTGTCCATTGGCTAGGGATAGAACGCCGCTAGTCGCGTTAAACGTAAGCCCGTCACCACCTGTTGAAGTTTTAATTAATGTATTTCCTGTTACGGTCAATGTCCCACCACTTGGCGCAAGGCTTGTGATGTCAGTGTTAGCACCAGACCGCGCAAGCCCAGAGCCACTCGAGTTATTCGGAGTAGCCTGCAACTTCCAGTTTGTCATGACTGAGTTGTACATCAGCACCACATAAGCACCAGCAATATTGACTGATAACCCAGTAGCATCACCCTCTACAGTCTTGCCACCGGCAGATGCCATCAGTACTGCATTATTTGCACACTGATTAACAACGTCTAGCACGCCGACCATATCACCATCAGAAGGACCAGAAGGTAGTGTAACTGTGAATGGAGCACTAGTAGAATCTACTCTAACTAGTTCATTAGTCAGTGCAGTGTATCCAGAAGTTTTAATGCTTGTTGGTCTTAGACCGCTAACAATATCAGAAGTGACTGCTAATGTACCGTTCTTGTCAGGAAGTATAAGACTTCTATTGGCAGTACCTACAGGAGACGATACAGTAATTGTATTCGTATCTCCGATTGTAGAATTAAATGCTATTTTACTCATTTGTCTTGTTCATTGTTTGTATCAACTTGTTTACTAACATATTTAATACAGTTATTTCAGATTGTATCGTATCTAATTTTGTTTTGAACGATATAGCTTTCGTATATTCTAGATCGTTCTTTACTACTATTGATCCGTCTTCTCTTTTATAGAGTCCGCTTACTACTTTACCAGAAAGATCAACAACCTGAATCATGATGCCAACATAATTGCTCTGTAGTTGGCTATAATCGGATATTCATATTTAAGAGTAGAATGCAACACAATCTTGACGTCGTACGTATCAAATTTCTCTAGACCGTCAAGATAGAAATTATAGTCTTTATAGTCAGTAGTATTGGTAGACAGAGTACGATCAACATCGCACAACATCTTAGTCCAATTTATATCTGTATGTTTAGCCACACTAGAAGCAATAGATGTACGCAGATATACATCGAACCATGTCTTAGCAGTAGACATTGCATTTACATAAAGTCTGCAACCTATAGACATAGTTTCTAGACTAATTATCTTAGAGATATACCGTGCAGAAGCATTACCGACGTTAGCTAGCAACTCTGAGTCTTCTACATAAGCATATGTACTAAAGACGCCAGGATCTGATGTTTTAGCAACTGTGAACTGATTAGCGCTTAACACACTAAGAACAGTATAAATTCCATCATAGTTAGCATTTACAGACTGTTTGATGCAGGCAGTCGATCCGATATTAAATGAATGTGTATTGCCAGTATTAAAGATGATAACACCGCCAGACCATGTCGCAGCAGTAATATAATTTTCTTCTCTTGGTGAAATCACAGAATCGAACATAACTGCAGATGGACGTACATTTAAGTCAATGATAGGTGATACATTTGTATTAGACGTATCCATGATCAGATCGATCTTAGTAGACTGATCAGCAAAAGAAGGATTTCCTACTTTAAGAATAGCATTCTTGCCAAGGTAATGTAACTTTCCTGTTTCGACCTGTTCAGCTTCACCAAGAGTATTTGTAGTAAACTCTGTAGTAGAAATATTCTGGTGAATACTTGTTCCAGGAGGAGTAAACGTAGACATGCCAGTACGAATAGCTTGGAACTGACGTGGTACGAATGCAGCAAAAACTGCTCTAGAATCTACTTTCAGTGCAGCTCCGGCTCCGGCTCCGCCGATTACAGCAGACGGTGGTGTAGTATAAATCCCTGGTGTAGCTGCTTGAGTAACCGTCACTGATGTAATTTTACCACCTTCTACAATAGTAGTTATAGTCGGAGCAGTACCAGATGCAGGAGCTGGTGTCAATGATACTAAGTTGGTATAGGAACCATTAGTATAACCAGATCCGCCAGAAAGAATTTCAATCAACGGAACTATTCCAGTATCGTTCAAAATTCCTGTAGTAGCGGCCGCAGTAGCAGCAGAATAAGTAAACGTATAATCATCTACTGGAGTTACTGTAAACCCTGCAGAAGAAGTGATATCTGTTACTGCTATTCCACGATAAACTGCCTTATCAGTGCCTGTAGCAAAGAACTTGTCTCCGATCTTAAATCCATGCTTGAAATCTAATTTTACTGTAACTAGAGTAGAACCAGCTGTAACTGAAACGTTAGTTCCCTTTAGCAAGAACGGAGACGAATACAGCTTGTAATTAGCCGTAGCAGAATTAGTCAAGAACTTAGCTTGACGCATCGTAAACTTAATGTCTTCTGTCTGATTGGCAGACCATGTTACATTGTTTTCAGATTTAAAAATCGATCCGATGAATGGTTGTTCAAAAATAGTCTGACCAGTCTCAAATGATTTTTTACCCATTTCAGAGGTAAACACATGATACTTGTTACTATTGGAAAGCAACACGAAGCAATAATCACTATTTTCTTCTAGATAGACAGGCTTCGGAAATCTGAATGTAGTCGGCTTAGAAGCATTCGTTGAAATAGCTGGCCAATAAAACTTAGTATCATTGTCGATCGCAGGATTGATAGCTGTATAAGTTGGAGCAGGTAGTGTAAACGAAACACCAGGAATTTCTGATACTGCATGATCGTATACGATATGATTTGACGGATATCCGTTGACCATTTTGCGTATTTCCATGAATACTGAAAAATTAGGATCGTACGAATTAAAGAATACGTCGATCGAAGTAATAAAGCAACCACCGGTTACACCATACGTGAAAAACGATTGTGCCAGCGGATCTTGAGCTCTTGGAGGCGGTCGAGTACTTATGGTACTAAACACTTGTAGAGTATTAGTAATCGTAGTCTGGTACGTAGCTAATAGACCATTAGATGAAAAAGTAGCTGTGGCTGAACCTGTCGCAACGCCAGGAATTACTGTAGCACCCCAAAATTCAGATTCTTCTTGGAAAATAATATCTCTTTCACCAGTGTTGAATCTCATTGAAGGAATTGTAAACTTTCCTTCCCACTTACCTACAGAACTAGTTACGATGTAAGCGGTTTCTGCCTTAGAACTAGGAGCAGTAAATCCGGAATTAGCAGTTAGTAAATCTCCGATTCTTTGTCCATCGAAATATGGAAACATTTTAGTGTTAGGTTTGCACCCATCTAATTTCAATTCTAGAGTCTGAGGTCTGATAAACGATAAAGACCGTAGACCTACGATATCTTTTCTGCCAATAGTAATAGTTGCCATATATAATTAAGTTAGTTCAGTATACACTATTTAAACGGTCAAATTACGAGCCATTTCTAGAGTAATAGGATTTTTCTGAGGTGGTAAGGTAGCAGTCGGCCAAGGGTTGTTTAACGTTGCAGGAAATACACCCCAATTTAATGCACGATTAAGAGCTGAAACTTGAGGTGTTGCAGGGACTGGGAACGGAGCACTAATTGTAGTTCTACCAGTCCAAGTATCAAATACAATGTTCTGCTGAAAATTATTTATGATGTTAGGCAAGTCTATAACTTCTACCCAATAATCCATTGCAGGTATAATGGTCATTGCTCCGACCCATGATACTACAGCAAAAGGATTGATGTTGGTAACTCTGGATGACAATGGCTGAGATGCGAATACTTTTTCTGTATATGGAAGTGATAAGAATCCGTATTCATCGCCTGATAGCATAACTTCAGACAGGCCTGTCGCAGTAGGTGCTAAGTTTGATACAAAGTATTCGAACTGCGGTACTACTGATTCAGAAACATATGATACTTTAAAGTCTTCATTTAAGGCATCAGCAATTACGTCAATGTCTTTAAACGAATCAATCAGATAGCCAGATTTAAATCTAGACAGACCAGTTGACGTGTCAATGATATCATAGTTGACAGATGTATTTTCTAATTGAGTCAGAGTTACGTATTTTTCAATTTCAGTAATTCTGCGATCAATCACTCCGACGTCACGCATCGTGTATACACGGTTGTTCTTTTTATCTACTTTTACTTGAGAACTGTTTACTGTATATGGAGGAATGTACAAATCAGCCAGATGTAAATAACCAGGAGGTACATAAGGAGAAGTCGGTGTTACTGCTGGTTGACCTTTAGTAATGAATATGTTATTATCAACACCACAGACTACTGAGTCTATTCTGGCTACATATTTCTGTATAGATGTAGTAATTCTAGAATCTAAAGACGGAACATATGCAATTGCATCATCAGAATTTGTTCTAAAATCTAGACATCTACCAAGATCAAATATTTCTGATGTATCGCTGCTTCTGTAAGTCAGAGCAGACGATGCGAAATAATCAACCAAACCAGACAGTTCATACGAATCTATACTGAAGTAATCTCCAGTGTTAGCATTATGTCTAAAATAAGTATATTCTACATCAATAAGACCGACAGGTGATGGCATATTAGGGATGTACGTAAGATACGATTTTTCGTACGTATAGTCTGTCTGCCCGCCTGAGAAAGTGAATGAATTAGTATAATCTACTGCGCCCTGTTCGATTGATACTATTTCTACGCCATCTGCATTAGCTAAAGTTATAAGAGATGCTGCAGTAACAGATTCAGTTGCTGTCAATAGAGTCTTAGTTTTTGGACGTGCATTAATGCCAGACTTAGTACAAGAAATAATTACATTGAAATTATGACTAGGAGCTCCAGGAATCAAAATTGTAAGATTGGTAGAATCTACATTAGTAGCGCTGCTAGATGAATACAGAGTTGCCTCATTGATGTCAAAAATAACAATGTTACCCTGTTCTACTGGATCTATGGTCATACCAGTTACAGAAATATTAATAACACCGCTACCGTCTGAACTTACCGCAAATCTGCGATAAATTTTATATGACATGTCTACATTACCATCGGCATCTGTAGTAGATTTAACTGACGGAGAATTGATATCTATAAGAAGATTAGACTCTTTGTTTTTTACCAAAGTCGCTAATGAATTAATCTTACCAGTAGCACCAGTCGCAGAACCACCACTAGACAGTGTCCATTCAGAAATAATATCGTTGATACTAGGCATAGCCAAAGCATTAGTATCACGATATACATAAAGAGTTCTCAGTTCACCAAGATATCCATGAACTACAGCTTGTTTTAATCCAGAACGTACAAAGTACGTAGAAGTATAATCGATAGCTGCTGATGGAATTACAGTATATTTCTGAAGTACTTTGCAGTCTACGCCACTAGTTAAAGTAATTTTGCCGATGTTTAATAGAGAAACTCCATTGTTTAAAGACAAATTGCTGACTAATAATTTGTATACTGATTTAGAAGTCGGTGTAAATGATTCGTGTAAATCTAAAGCTAGTACTTTAGCAGTGCCGACTGCCGCACCAGTAGTAAATCCATCATACAGTGTTAATGATTCTCTAGCATGAACGTTAGGCAAACCATCTTGAAACCCAGATACATAAAAATATTGAGCATATGCTGGAATTGAGTTTGAAACATCTGTAACAGTATCTCTAGATTTATCAACTTCAATGATAGTGTTGCTGATTTTATCTAGTTCGAATCCAGAGACATATGCCTTACCTGCTGAAATATTAACAGCAAGTTTGCTAGCATCGCCTCCTGCAGCTGCATCATATACTCCACCATTAACACCAGAGCGTAAGTGTTCGCGAACATCAACGTTTAGACCAGATACTACATAGTTGCCTGATTCGTCATATGTACGACGAGCCATGAATTTTTCTAGTTCGTTGTACTTAGAATAGCGCATGTGTTCTTTTAGAACACCGGTCTCGAAACGCATTAATTCAATGAAACTAGAAGTCAGTTCTGCATCAGGATCTACAGATACTAGAGTAAGTCTAAGAGCTACACGATCTGCGCCTGGAGCTGAATAGTTGCTAGTTCCCTGTGATGGATCTAGAAGAGTTGAATCTTCATTTGAATCGATGATTTCTTCGCTAATCTGTAGACGGACAGATTTAGTTGGTATTGAACTGTGATCAATAACTACAGCATGCTTATTAACCGATACGAAACTACCATTGACGAAAAATACGCCCGGTGTGATATAAGCTAATGATGCTGGGCCTACAGACGGAGTAGCAATGTCTGTGTCAATAGTAATATTAGTGATACCATCTAGCGTTGTTAGAACTTCATTGGCTACGAATATTCTTTCGTCAGATGTTCCCATGTTGGTATACTGCACATATAGATATGCAATAGAACCAGAGGTAACTACTTTCTTAACATATGCTCTAAGTCCATTAGAACTTACAACGTATTTGTCTTCGAATACCGATGCATTGTATGTTAAATTAGGAATTCTGACAAAACATAGATTCAGTTCGTAATAAGAGTTTCCTGGTATTACTATAGATCCGTGCTTAAAAATATTAGAACCAAACTGCGCGATCTGGTTTTTCAAGATCGTCTGCAGCTGAGTTAATTCTCTAGCCTGAACTGCATAGCCCGGTTTAAACAGAATTTGGTTAAACCCTTTAGAATGTACCGGCGTACCAGTCTCACTCACTGAATCATAGTAGTCATCATAGTAAGGTGGTTGATATAAATCGATTGTCATATTTTAAAATTCTAAGAAGGTTTTAATATTCAAGCCTTGATTGTCTACGAATGTGAAAGGATTTTCATCAGAGACATACAGTAATTTTCCAGAAAATCTGTCAACTATCGGAACTGTAACTAACTGAATAGATTTGTATACATCACCAGTTCTTTCACAGATTAAATCACCGAGCGGTTGAGTATATTTATTGTCAAGTTGTAACAGTAGCACATTGTTCACTACTTTAGAAATTACTCTAAATCTGCTGTCGTTGATCGCTAAGATATCTTCTTCGTCTGCTCCAACGAATTCGGTCAACAAACCTGCGCTGTCGTCAAGTATAACTTCAAAACACATATTAGCAATAGGATCTCTAAAAGTAGTGCTAGTTATTTTGTTTAGAGGGTTCTTTATAATTCCTAGCTGTCTGTAGTCTTGGTTAAACTTATTCAACAAAACATCTTTCTGAATGAACGAATTCACTACGACTGTATTAGAATATAACTCATTTATAGCATGACGACCATGGCCGCCTGTGGGTGGAATTACAGCTCTTACTACAGCCGTATCGCTGTACGTTATTCTGTCCACTACTCTTATATCGATATACGTATAATCTTGGCCGAAATTAGTAATATTGATTTTCTGTACTGTACCATCAATGACCACTGCCGTTGCTGCAAATCCAGTTCCATCACCAGTAGCTACAACATCGTTAGATTGAGTATAATTTATGCCTCCATCGGTAACAATAGCCAGATAGATAGAGCCTGCTTTATTGATAGCGGTTTGTTCAATCGTCGCTTGCGTAGATGTATAGTCAGAAACACCTAGCATAGGCATCATCTGAGCATCAGATCCGGCACCGTTAAGCTGCAATTGCATGATGTTATAACCAGTACCTACGTTCTCAGTAACGACGTCTACTAGTTTGCCATCAAATATCATTGGCGTAAATTTAGCATCTTTCCCGTCGCCAGATACCGTAATGTATGAATCAGTATCTACTGAATATCCTTTACCCGGATCTTCGATTGTAACGTTAACAACTGAACCTTCAAAAATGATAGCAGTAAGTTTAGCTTCACCTGCACCATATATAGCTTGACCCAGACCGTTCACATCGTTGATGGTTATAGTCGGAGGAGTCAAATAATTAGATCCTGGATCTACTATGGTTACATTAGTAATGGCTCCAGCATGTCTTAAAAGAATAGTGCCAGTTACATCATATAAATCTTCTGTAGAAATTGAAGGGACTAGCACTGCATATGTACCACCTGCCTCAGGAGACGACACAGTAAGTGTAGTCAACAAATTATCAGTGTATCCATAACCAGGATTAACTATGATTATGTTTTCTACAGATCCTTTGTTATAAAAACTATCAGACAGAGCTAGCTGAACTGGAAAATACGTAGAAGTTACAAACTTAGTAATCTTAAATGAAGGTATCGTGTACAGGTACTTCCAGATATAGCCATCAGCTAACATCACTGGAACATTACCAGTATCTGTAGGTTTGACGCTAGAAACAGTATTATAGTTATTGTTAAGACACTTATATACGTTCCATGTATCAGTCACACAATAGAAATCTTTATGTTGCATTTCTAAAGTGTCATCCCACTGATCAAAAATCTTAGGAAAAGACTCAGACCATTGAACACGTCTAATGACCATACTGATGTCATTAGGAGTGATTCTCTTCATGTAGACTATGTTGTTTCTTATTTTTCTATAGTCTGCAGAAGAATTTGTCTGTGGATTAACCGGAACAGTATCTGCATTATCCCATGGATCGCATTTACCCAGAAACGAATAATAATTATATCGCTGATAATGTATTTCGTTTAATATAGACAGAGCTAGCTCTGTACTAAATTCCGATTTAACGTATTGTGTCATGGTTTAATTTACCGTTACTTGCCAATTGATAATTAAAGTATCAGCTAGTGTTTTGTTAACAGGAAGAAACACTGTTCTGCTCAACATCATACCGTTATTAGCAGTTAAGTTTCCGCTAAACAAAGCAGCTTCTGTTACAGCGCCAGTACCAGTCCCGGGTGGAATACTAACTGTATAAGCAACGACATTGTTAGTAGCAATTGCTGAAGTCAAGGTCACTCGGCCGATTTCAGCAATTAATTGTGCTTGAGTATCAGCAGCGGGTGTAGTACCAGTTCCGACTGCAATAACATTAGGAGCTGTATTCGTGTCGCTAGCTAATCTTAAAGCAATAAGATTTTTGCCAGTAAGCACGATCATGTTTTTCATTTCTTTTTGGTATTTGATATTACCAAATTCATCCTTAAGGATGACAGTCAATGTTCCGACTGGTTTAATCTTGTCATTTATCATTTATTGTCCTATGGTTAACGTTGTTACGTAAGAAGTGTAATTAGCATCAAAATAATCAGATACATACCCAGAATCTACCACCATTGAAGATGAGTCGATTTCAGCAATAGAAATTGTTTCTTCTAATGGTTTATTTAATGTTATACCGATCAAATCAGCGAAGGCAATTACGTCTTCGATCGCTTTCTGAGTATTAATACTCAATTGATCAGATAGTGAGAACTTATCTAGATCAATCAAATCTAGATAGACGTCGTTAGTAATATATCTGACATCTGACTTAGCATTGACAGAGAAATTATTAACGAAAAGTTTTTCTAGAGCAGAGAATCTAATTGTCCCAGCTGGGTGAGTTATATTTAATAGCTCTTTGTAGTCTTTAATGTCTTTAGCAGTCTCTATTAGATACGAGAAAACTTGATAGTAATAGCTATCTTGCAGTTTTATAATATCATTAGACAGCTGGCCAGCACCAGTTTTAAAATGACCGACTTTTTTGCCGATCGGCCCATATGTGCATTCAAATTTTGCTCTTGATTGCAGCCATGCTTCGATTGATATGCTAGAATCTAATTGAGACTCTGGAGTACGAATACTTACTAGACGAACGTCAATAGTCTGCAATCCAGTGTAGAAATCAGTATTCCAATTTAAATCATCAGTGTATGTACCGTCAGAAAATCCTTTAATGTTTTCGTCGATATAAGATAAGTTATCAACAATTGTCAGAGTTATTGTATTGCCGACAACTTCTACGTCATATGTAGTTCCGATAGGCTTTAAAGCATACGAAGAAACTGTTACTACTTGATTCTGTGAATGTTGCCAGCCGTGTTCAATAATCGAAACACTAGACACTTGTCCATAATTTTTAGTTTTTGTTACTTTAACTAATGTATCAGATGTGGAGCCAGGAATTTTAAATATCTGGCCGTTCATCCATGATGAACCTGGCTCAAGTATTTTTATACTTACTAACGTGTTTTCTAAAATTCCGACATATACTAGTTCTTCATTTCTAGTACATTTAAATTTCATTCCGTCAAAAAACGTAATTTTCTGTGGAGTTTTGAAATAGATTCTATATTTTCTGTCTGATATGTATTCTAGTTTATCTATCAGTATGAAAATATTAGAATCTTCAAACGATTCTAAATATTCTCCGACAAAAGGAATACTGCCGACAGCAGTATTCATAATAAAGAATTGATCTTGAACCCATTCTCCGTCAGAAACTCTAAGTAAATTATCTCCAGGATAAGTTATGTTTATTTCAGAATTGAATATAAGCTTAAAAAGCAGTTTTAATGCCTTTTCAGTTCCTTTGGCAGCGTACAATTCATTTAGAAACTTAACTAAATTTCTTTTGTCGTATGCTAGCTCTTTGGGTAAATATTCTCCGTACGTATCATAGAATTTATCTAGAGTCGCATCGTCTGCCAGATCTATATCATTATAACTTCTGTGATTTAGAATTGTATGATAAGAATTGTTTTTCTTAGATGCATATTCGAAATATACTTTAAGAAATTCTGAAAATAGCGGATACGTCTGATTTACATACTCAGAAATCTGACTATCGACTTGTGCAGGTATGACTTTAGACTGCATAATTTTCTAGTAGAACAGTATTATCAATTTTAGATAAACTAGTATTCATCGAAGAATCGATCGTCAATATTTGGTTTTTGGCTGTCTTAATATCATCATTAACTAGACTACATCTCATGCTGATGAAATTTTTAGAATTAGTGTAATTCATCACCAGAATATTGAATTTGTAATAGCCAGTTGTTAAATTAACTGTTCCAACTTTAATTAATAATGCGCCAGAATCTATAGAGTACAAGCCAATATCTTTATTTGAATTGATGTCTTTTGTTCCAGGTATTTCTTTGATACAGCAGTTAGTAACTAGTTGGCTATTAAGATAACTATCAAATGGATCTGAAAATACAGAATCTTCTTCTATTTCGTTAGATACTGAAATCTGAAACAGTGTGTTAACATTTATCAAAGGGCTTACATTAAACCCAACTTTTTTCCTGATGTTGATCGAAACAACACCGGGATCTAGATCTATTAGCTGACTAATTAAGTTAGACTGATAAAAATTAAGACCAAACGTAGACAAATCATCCATGTACGATTTGATCTTGTCTTTGATCATAATAGACACTTCAGTAGTTTCTCTAGTAGTTTTGAATTTGTTGAATTTTACGCGTGTAACGAATTCAACAGACAAATATTCTGGATCTACGATAACTGGAGTTATGGTCAAGACGGTGTGTCTTCTTAGTTCAGGAATAACTATATCTGACTTGGTTGCATCGCTGATGACATAGCCAGTTGCTGGTTGCAAAGACAAAAACACTTTGCCATATACTGGTGGTATATTATCTTCTCCACCCCAGACGATACAATTCTTAACGAACGGAAACTTGTTTCTTAAGATAATGTTATAATCGTCTCTAGTAACTGCGCGTTGTTTAGTAGTGTTGTTCTTTACAGCGTTGTTACGGATCGAATCGATTGATTCTTGATCTTTTCCGCCAAACGATTGCTGCAGCGTAGTAACACTTATGCGAGTCATCCCAGAATAAGAAAAATTGGGACTAAACGTTCTGCATCCGTCTGCATAGTTTGTATTTTCTGCAACTACATATTCGACTGTTATAACATTTCCGTTAGTAGGTTGCTGCCCTAGAATGTCATCGCCAAAATAAATCTGATAATACCCGTCGTACGATTCTTGTATGAAAAACACTTTCGATGTAGATACTGATTCGTACGTATTGATAGAACGAGTATAATAGGTTTTGCTGACAGAAGATGCCGAATCTTTTACGTATACATTCAACGTAGATATATCGATTCTTTTATTCGGTATAGTGAATACAGATCTGACGTTATTGGTAGTATCTACAGTAAAAGTGTTTGTCCCTTTAACTCCGTTGACCAACTTGACGTTAGAGAATGTAACTACATTGTTGGCATAGGTACCTTCTACAACATTAGACACAATGAACGTGTGTACTGCATTTTCGTTATATGCAGTAAATGATTCACCAGCTTCTAGGTACAGATTGGTGTTAACACCCTCGACTGTTACGTTAACATAAGCAGTCGAACAAACCGTAGATGCAGGAATATAACCTAGCTCTTTAGCGATTGACACTACAGATGAACGTTTTTGAGCTGTGTCAAGAAAGCTTTCATTGTGAATCATGTTTGCATAATACGCATTGGTATGAGTATTGTATGCAAGAACGTCTATCAGAGTATTTAGTGCAGAACCTTCAAAATTGTAGTCAGAGAACGTAGTGTTGGCTCTGAAGTGATCGATAATATCTCTTTTTATGTTATCGAAATCAAGTTCTGTAGCAGGTTTGATGTTTGTTGCCATATTAATAGTTCTAATAATTCTTTATTATTTAATCATCATCTCAGACGATCTATGAGTACATTTACAGTAAATGGCTCAGATGTGTTTATCAATGATCCGACTACTTCGCAATTGAGAGCATTTGGATTAGGAAAATCAATGTTAATTGATTCTACTAGAAGTCTTGGTTCATAAGTGTTTAGATATGTTCTAAGTTCTTGTTCTAAAACAACTTTTTCTAACACACCCATCAATTCAAAAAGATAGCCATAAATCGGAGACCGTATTTCTGGATGAAACTGTTTATCACCCTTCTGAAGAGTTAACAGATTTATGACTGCTTGTTTTACAGAGTTGATATTGCTCTTAATCAAAAGATTTTTAGTCTCAGGATGCTGAATCATTGAGAAAGCTATATCTTTATACTCGCGCGATTTTTGTTTTAATAGAGTAGTAGCCATAGTTTAGCAAGTTATTTGTTTTAGAGTACCGATAGCAGATACTCGTTCATCATTGTCCATAGAGAAATACATTTTTCTGTTTCCCTTAACATTATACGACACATGTATCCATGTAACTGGTTCTCCAGATTTACTGGCGGCCGCTTTTGTTCTAAATTCTAATAGACACTGATCGAAAATAGTGTTGCCAATAATCCATTTAGCGATATCAATATATTCTGCTGATTTATGCGCTCTGAAACGCATATCGGCAGCCATACCTAGTGGATGCTGAGATCTAGGGTTGTCTTTCATAGGTCTTAACCCAGATGTCAATTCCATGTCTGGGTATTTTGCTTTTATTAGATCTAGAACATTAACTGCTAAATATTTTAAGTTGGCGGCTAGCTGAGCATCGGTCAATCCCATCTGCGGTCTGATAGGAGCATTTTTAGTGAGCATACCAAGTGTAAAATTCTTGGAAATATAATCGTTAAGATTAATCTGTCCTTCTTTAAAATCAACTGTAGGCTGTGTAACTGGAGTAGGATTACCAGCTGGTATTTCTGCAGGCTTTTCGCTTATTTTAGGTGGAAGAGGATTCACTGCATTTAACCCTTGTTGAACTAGAATTTTTTCATGTTCTACTTTTTCAGCGCTAGTCGCTTCTGGATTATCATCAAAATCAGCCACGGTTTCAAACGATCTTGGAGGAGTAGACAAAGGGAACAGCGTTGGTATATTTAAACTAGCTGGCAAATGAGGAGGCTGCCAATTAGGTAATTTATATACGTCTTTCTTAGATCCAGCTGTAGCAGAATTTCCTACGCTAGAATTCAAATAAACTTTAGATCCATTCATAACAATGTTAGTATCAGATTTTAAGTTTAGTTGTGCTTTAGATCCTATGCGCATTTCTGCATAAGTTTTTAGAGCCATAGCTCCTTCTGAATTTGCCGTAAAGATTCCTTTCGAATCGATGTCAAATTTTCCCAAGTTTTCTAAAAGTATATTAGAATCTACTTTAACACCGAATGATCCTGCGCATCTAAAATTAGCATCACCCTTAGTAATTAGACCAAACCCTGAATGAACTTTGTAGTTAGCTCCACCATAGGCAGAAACATTCCACGAACCTTCTACATTCCAATTCGCAGAGCCTGAAATGGTCGCATTCAGATTTCCGTTCACTTCTAAGTTCGTATCATTTTTCACGCATAGATTAGCATCACCTTCTACTGTAATGTTACAATTTCCAGATACAGAAATATAGCCATTACGATCTAGAATAGTATAACCATCACCAACTATGCGAGTAACTTGTGTTCCATTACAATCAATTTCAGTGAATGTACCTTTTCTATGATAAAAATGAATTCTTTCATTTTCAGGAGTATCATCGAATTCCATAATATGACCAGATTCTGTTTCTAGAACTTGATTATATGGATACTTTGTATTATATGGTACTGGTGGCTGATCCCATGTTTCTGTACCGCCTGCTATACGCACGCTCTTTCGTCTAGTGTTATCTTTACCTGGTACAATCGTTTCGCGAATATTCTGATTTCTCATCAACCTAGAAGTATCTGGTTCATCTTCATATCTCGGAAATGTTCCAGTCGGATCAGAAAACCCAATGCCAGGTAAATTAGTAGCTTGTTTTATTACTGTCTGACCAACTCCTGCTATAGTGCTAGGCTCACGAGCAGGGTTTTCTATCTTAGCTTCTGACGGTGCTATAATTGGCTCGCCGGCCGGAGATCCTGGTGCAGAACCAGCTACCGCAGCATAACCCAATTTATAATATTCGTTTCCTGTGACTCCGTTACCATCTTTTTTGATGATTCCGTTTTTCATATCTCGAGCGCCCCCGGGCCCGATTAGATGAGCAGCACATATAAATCCACCTGATTCTTGCGCAGTAGTAGCATTGTCAATAACTTTAATTCGTATCAAAGTTTTCTGTACAATAACTAACCAACGGTCCATACATTTTTCTTGTACTGGACCTCTGTCTAAAAATCCCTTTTTAGTCGAATATACTCCGTCTTTACCAGTCCAATATTTAGCATTTAACGCCATCACTTCATTGTGACGTTCTATTTCTTCTGGTGTAGGATTAGCTGACAGAGTTTCGTATGCAATAAGTTTTGCTAACTTATTAAGCATCTGCTGAGTCGTGCTACGAATTAAGTAGCCTAAATCTATAAGCGCTGGTGCTCCAAATTGGTACTTTCCCAAATAACCAAACTGGTTAACAGCTAAGTAGTTATTAGAAGATTCTCTTTTACCTAGAGCTACCTTTATTTTGTTATAGAAGTCTGCTGATGTAGCAGACGCATTAGTTGTTTCAGCCATTTACATCCTTAAACTGTATTTGTACCAGGCGCTCTGTCTGGGAAAGCATAGTGCGGCAAGATTTTATCTAAATCTGGAGAATAGTAATATACTTCATCTCTAGTGATGAGACCTTCTCTATATGCAAACTCTACGTCAGCTAGGTGTTTAGTAATCTGCAAACTCTGACCATTTGAATTAACTCCGACACCAGATATTGAACGTACTATAAAGTCAGCTACCTGAGGCCCAGTTAACGTATCAGACGGATGTCTTACATTAGGCAATCCAAAGCTAGTAAATCCAATATCACTGACTCCTCCACTAACACTAGTGTATCTAAATGTCGGGCCGCTATCTATAGTAATCACGGCAGAAGCAGAAATCGTAGACCAACCTCCAGTCACTTGTGCAACATTAGTCCAGCCCTTGGTGCTGGTTCTAATATTAATCAATGCATCAGAAGCTAAAGCATACGATGCAGTATTTTCCATAAATGTAGTTCTGTAGCCAAAGTCTTGATGACCTAAAATAGTAGTTATTGATGTGTAAGTCGTCGACTGATATATGTTGCGGTTTAGAGCCAACAGAGCAGCCATTATATTATTTGGTAGAAGTCTTGTTTCAGGAGCAGGTGTAGGTTTAACTATAGTCTGTTCGTCAAGTTCTGGCGGGAACGGAACATCTGGAAGTCTAAGTTCCCATGTTGATTTAGAAGATACATAACCATCTCTGACTTGACCTAGCCATGATGCATATAGATTCTGATCGTTCCATGATCCAGCCTTCAGTGCTTTGACTATTAGTTCAGAAATTAACAGACCTGCAGCTATTCTTATCAATGCCGGTTTAGATAAGACTGCGCTTAATTTGAGTGAGTCTACAAACGGTTTCATAACTAGATTTAGATTATACGATGCAAATGAATCGCTATATTCGTTTTCTAATTTCGCTTCAAGATCTGAATACAATCCGTCTACATACGATTTCATGCTGACTTCTGGATCTACGATAGTATCTGGATCAGGTTGTTCTGGATCTTCGACTGGAACTGGTGGAGAGCCGGCGCCTTCAGTTATGGGTACATCTGCAGCTAATGGTGGCTCTACTGGAGGAATCGATTCTGGGTAATTTCCGTCTGGTATTGTAACTGAAGCAGTAATTTCATTAAACACCGTTCCACCAGGAAATGTTATTTTGTTAATAGGAACACCAGCAACTGCGCCTACGATGACTGGCATTTGTCTAGAATCTTCGTCCTGAAAAAATATATAGACCAACGTTCCTTCAACATAATTTGGGGCTAGCCCGACACCTGACATAGATGCGTTCTTAGACAGAGGAATGGCCCATGGAAGTTTATTCACAGGAATATCAGCAATAGATTCTGTATGAGAACCGAATACACGAACTCTGTATCTTCCAAGTTTCAATGGATCCCATCTGTCTTCGATAATTCCGACATGAAATGGTGTACTCATAATTAATCTTTAACCTTTTCTGCGAATGATTCAGATGCAATTTCCATTTTCATTTTATGAACGCCTTGTGTTATAGAATGTCTAATAGCAGTCACGATACAACGACCAGCGAAATCGCGTGCCAGCATTTTAGTCGGATCATCTATTTCTGAACCAGTTATTTCTTTCTTGGCGATCATTTCAAAATGTACAATATCTCCAACTCTTATATCAGTTCTTCCAAAAACATTTATATTGAATTTGAATGCTTGTATCTGAGCTAACAAAGAATTTCTTCTCTGATAAAATTCAGAATACGTTATTGGTTGATTATCACCATGTAGATGATTATTCTTAAGCAGGTGATGCATTGAAGCTTGCTTCTTGAAAATCAAATCAGATGCATTCAATGGATACTTTTCAGCATGATAATTTTCGTCAAAATCTTTTAGATAATCGTATATAGTTCTTGACATCGTTTTAGATGTAGTATCAAACGTGTAAAGCACAGATCCATACATTCCGCTAGCTAGACTGCGTAAATAATCAAATCCGACATCAGTTTCTATAGATTCAACCAGACCAAAAGTTTTCTCGAAATTTTCTTCTGGCGATACAGTTCTAGAACCAGAATCTCCATAAGTATATTTTGCTACAGGTCCGTTATGTAGCAAATTATCTAAAGAATAAAACTCAAAAGATTGATTTGTTTCGTAAAACAAATAATTAGCTGCACCACGTTCGTTCAGAGCTTTTTCACATAACCAATTAATAGTCTGTAAAGGAGTCCAATATGGTGCTATGAATTCTAGTGAATTGCGAGTAGGCTCGTAAAATAGCTGAGCTTTAGAAGCTAGATAACGTTCATCACCGTAAGGCGGTTCGCAGAATAACGTTTTTACTGTATCATGTATTTTTCCAGAGAATGCTCTAGATACTTTAATATTAGCTGAATTGATTAACTCTGTAGAACAGAATTGCAACATGTACTGAGACGAACGTGCATTGAATATTCTATGTTCTAATTTGTATATGTAAAAACTTTTCTTGATTATTTTCTTAAACGACGGAGTTTGTAATTCTAACACTAACATTTCTTGGCCGACTATAGGCAACGTGTTAACTAAGTCTAATGCATCTTCTAAAAATACGTGCCCAGACATAGTATTAGAAAACATATCTTCATAGAGAGACAGCTCTCCTAGAATAGCAGATATATCTACTGAACGCCCAGAGTGAGAAATGAGATCACATCTCAGTACATTAACCTGACCAGGAAAATTTAATGTATCTAAAGTGCTTGTAGAATCAGCCATTTATAAGCGATCTTCTCAGTTGTATAATGAAATCTGATAACAATTCTTTTCTTAACAATTTTATGTAACGTTTTTCTTCATTTAATGAAGTCTCATAATCATAAAATGTAACAGGAGTGTATCGTTCGTTGCCAGGTTCTCCTGGTTTTTCTGGTTCTATGTAGTTAAGAAAGTATTCTTTTACTTCACCAGCGATAAGACCAGTAGAAGAATCTCTAAAATACTTAGTTTTATATTTATCGGCTCCATATAATTCTTCTATACGAGCTTCTAGAGTATTGGTTGGCATAGGAAATTCAAAATTGATATCATGAATTTCGTTGAATAGACTTATCACCCAGTAATAGTATACTGATCCATAATAAGTTTCAGCTATAGATTGTAATGATTCTGCATCATTTATCGTATACTCTTCATACAAATCTGTATAGGGCTTGTATTCTGAAATAAACGTAGATCTACGAAGTATGTCTTTTACTGTAAAAGACTTTCCGTCTAGTTCATATATAAAATTAGGGAAGTAAGAAAAGTAAGACATTAGAAGCCTCCCTTGGCTGAACTAAGATCGACTCGAGTGCGATCTACAAGTTCAATTTCTTTAATTCTTATTGACAATCTGATAAATGTCGGTTGACCAGTAGAAAATGATGACCAAGTATTACCGTTTGGTGAGTAATCTACACTTATAGTTTCTATAACAGACGTTCCGATGGCAGGAATCCATGGATTTTCTTTGGAGCCGATCATAAATCTAAATCTAAACACACCCGGGAAAATAAAATATAATCTACCTAAAGCTAGTTCAGGCAAAGCATAATATCTTAATGTAGCTATAATCTTTTTTATTTGATCAGCTTCATCAGAATTTTTTGGAGACAGAATATAACTAAATGAATAATCTCTGAATCCTAAACCAGTAAACATTACTTCTTTCATTGGATTTTGAGCAATTCTCTGAGAAGCTTCTATCTGAGCTCTTGGGTCTTTATCTAAAGTTCCACCTTGAGTAAGTTGATTAGTTAGACTATTGATTAGACCACCAGGTTTTGCATTAGCTGCGCCATTTAAAGTTGCAGCTAATGCAAATCCGCCAAGCTTAGATGTAACCGAACTATTCCCCATTGCAAAGTCAGCCATCTTCATAGCATTAGAAGCTTCAAATTCGGAAGTATAATCTATCTTAGTAACTACTTCATAATTGGCTGGCATAGGTAAAGCTATAACTTTATTCACTTCAGCAACACCACCAAACATGTTATAAGGCTTGTTAGGCAAGCTGTCACTAAATGTTTGTCTACCATCTTCTGTAGTTGGAGGACCAGGAGGAATAATAGCATCGCTACCCATCAAAGATCCCTTTGTTGATGTAGAAATTTGTATCAGCATAAACTGATTCTTCTGACCATTAGCATCGACAGGTTGGTCAGCTACTGTAGATGGGAATCTAAGTATCTGTGTACCTTGTGCTACACCAACGTTTGTTAAATCTGCCATTTTGTTTTGAGTATGAGATTAAATATATATTATTTAATACCTATACGTCTATGGCATCATTATCTGAATTCGCGGCAAACATTAGAGCTACTAATGTTTCACGGCCGTATTTGTTTTATGTGACTATCGTTCCGCCTGCTGGGTTGTCTGGTGACAACACTTTAGTTTCAATGTACTGTAACTCAGCACAGACTCCGACAACTAATCTGATGACAGACGATTCGTATTATGATGATGGAATTCTTAGACAAGCTGTGCACAACTATAATTATCAAAACTTAACTCTAGAATTTCTAGTAGATATGGATTATACAGTCAAAGAATTCTTTGATGACTGGATGAGCAGAATTGTTCTATCACGTAGAGTATTTGCTTTTCCTGATGACTATACTGCAGACAAGCTAGAACTTAATATCATATCGTCTAAGAGCACTGATGGTAAAGATAACGATAAAGTTTATAAATATACTTTTAATAGAATATTTCCAAAAACGCTTAATCAAGTAAATCTGACATCTAATGCTGGAGGTCAGCCTTCGTCATTTACTGTAGATTTTGCATTTGAATCATTTACGTTTAGTCGGCCCGCAGATCCGGTTCCATTGCCTGTATCAGTGCCAGATATAACTAATGAAGAGCTACTCCAACAATTTGAAAACTACCAAGCATAATTATGACTAAAATCGTTCTCCCTACCTACGTCGTTAAACTACCATCTACTGGCAAACCAGTATCGTTTAGACCTTTCACTGTCAAAGAAGAAAAAGCATTGCTTTTAGCTTTAGAAGAAAATAATCTAGAATCGGTAGCTCAGACAATTAAGAACACTATCGAAGCATGTACTGACGGAAAAGTAGATCCTAACAATACGCCGTACTATGATATCGAATTTTTGTTCTTACACATTCGTTCTAAGTCTGTAGGTGAAATAGTACAGCTTATAGGAAAATGTGATTGCAAAGAAGATGCTAAAACTGAATTCTCAATAGATGTAACAACAGCCAAAGTCAACGGAGTCGCAGAGTCTAATAAGTTCAGAATTCTACAGACACCATATACTGTAGAATTAACTCATCCATCGTTGTCAGATTTTGTAGCTGCATTTAAATCTGAAGGTGCTACAGGAATTGATACTGTCGCAAGTTGTATTACTTCTGTATATACAGAAGATGAAGTCTTTGATTGGACGTTTAGAGAAAAGTATGAATTTGTAGAATCTATGTCTCCGATTCAGCAGAAAGATATCTCTAAGTTCTTAGATGCTATGCCAACTGTAGAACTAGATGCCAGCTATCAATGTATGCACTGTGGAAAATTACATAGTCAGATTTTATCGGGGTTCGAGAATTTTTTTATCTAACCTTGGGATATATCTCACTTCAGGATTATTTCAAGGCTATGCATTTAATGAGGTACCGTTTCAAATATTCATCCGATACTCTAGATAACATGACTCGTTGGGAGTTTGATATTGAGTTAGCGATGATTTCTCAGGCTATAGAGAAACAAAATTTAGCTAACCAGTGCTAAGTTATTGATTTTAAACGGTTAAAAAAATTTTACATTTGCAAAAGCGGACGGTATAATAACCAATACCAAGGGATAATTCCGTTCAAATGCCCTCTCCTCTGTAGGCCTACAGGCATGCCGAATATGTTTTCTAGAGTTAACTAGAAGATTTAATCTAGAGTTATTAAAAGCGGAATGTAATGAAGCTTTTAACCAGCTTGCTGGTACTAGTAGATCTAGAGTCTTCTAGAAGTATTTTATATACTGAGTTCTTGATGTTGGGCCATTCGCTTCGCTCAGGCCCGCTCTTCGAGCATTAGCTGTTCTAAGGGTTATAATGATCTCTATTCACTTAGAGATTCTTGATCTGTAAGATACTATAGATTAGTCCATTAATGCTTTAGATGCGATTCTAGCACTTATAGTTCTGACATTAGAAGCTGAAGCTTTCTTGAATTCTGAATTCTCTAGCATAATAGCTGTCTTCCAATCTTCAATGGGTATTTTAATAAATCTAGACTGTACATGATTAAACAAGTACTGTTTAACAGCAGGTCTGACTCCTGGAAACTTACTAGCATTTTGAAGTATGCTCCAACTTAAAGCCATTACTTGCTGACTGGGTAAATGAGACTGTTTCGCTATATTATACATAGCGTCATAAAGTTTGATTCTGATCGGAATTGGTAGGTAATGAAAGTTGATACCAGAAAATCGGTCTTTTTCTATAGAGAAAATAAATGACAGAGGAAACTTATCATAGTAAGGTAAAGTCTCTTTATGTTTAGGATCATAAGCAAAGAAGCTTAATACTCCAGGCAATAATCTAGTAGTTTGAAATTCTTTAGTAGTCTTAAACAGATCAACTCTAGAAATAGGACTTGTTTTTGCTAACTCTCTGATTTTGTCTCTAAACCAGTCAGCTGATCTAGATTGATGAAATTTAGGATTCTGTCTTATAGTTTCGAAAATTGATGTTGATACTGGTTTCATGATATTCCTAGATCGTTTTCATTCAGTACGATAAACTCTATACCGATTTTCATACAGTATTCTTTTGCTGTAGTCCATTTAGCTTGATTCACTATATAGGTAGTCGTTTCTGTTAGAAGGCGCTGTTTGTTTTTAATCTTGTTAGAAGGAGGCAGCATTTCTTTTAGCGGCTTCACTTCAATAGCATATGTTTTTTCTGATCCGTCTCTGAGTTTCATCTTAGCAACAAAGTCGATATAGTACTTATGCTGTCTATTATCTATAGGAGAAACGTACTTGACTATAAAGTCTTCAGAATTCCAGCATATTATAGACTGATGATTGTCAAGCCACTTCATTAATCTGAGCTCCCAAGAACTTCTGTAAGAAATTTGAGATTTGCCTACATATTTCTCAGGATGAACTGGAACAAAGATTCCTTGGTGATATTTAGATTTTTTTGATATGGATGGTTTCATTTACTATTTAATAAAATTTTACAAATGCTTAAAACGATGATATTATGTAGTTAGATAAAAAATTTATAGGAGCTACATGTCTACAGATACTCTAACTACTAAGAAGCAACCAGAACCTCAAGAATATATTGAAAAAGTTGCATCGAACAATCATTATGTGAACAATAAAGAAATTTTTGCTATCATGACTGAGTACAGAGCAGAATATCTGAAAACTAAACTAGCAGGAATTGATCGTCCTCCTATGCCAGATCGAATAGCTGATGCTATTTTACAGATTGCTACCAAGATGTCTCGTATGCATAACTTCATTGGTTACTCATATCGTGGTGATATGATTTCTGATGCTATTCTACAGATGACAGCAAAGTTTCATTTATTTGATCCTACTAAGTCAGATAACTTTTTTGGTTACATGTCTCAGTTGAGTTGGAATTCATTCATCGGCAGAATTAAGCAAGAACAGAAACAATCTTCTATCCGTGCTCGTCTAATTAATGATAAAGTGACAACAGAATTCGTACAGCAGAATTTAGTAAATGATACAGAAGGTACGAATGCTTTCGTTGACTTCTTAAAAGAGAATGAAATTTTCGTAGACTATTACGAACAGTCTAAAGAAAATAAACATACCAGTAAAATTCATCCTTCTCTTGTACATAGAAATCTGACTGAATACAAGAAAAAAGAACCGGTTAAAAAAGAAACTTCAGAAACTAATTTATACGATCTGATCGATGAGCAATAAAGTTTTAATTATTGGCGACACACATTGGGGAGTGCGTAGCGGAAATCCAATTTATTTCGATTACTTTGCTAAGTTTTTCGAGAATGTGTTTGAATACGTAGATGCTAATTCTATAGATACAATTATTCAGTTGGGCGATATGTTTGACAAAAGAAAATCAATTGATTTTCTATCATTACATCATGCTCAACAGAAATTTCTAACACCATGCCAAGAACGTGGAATCAAACTCTATGTAATCTCAGGCAACCATGACTGTTATTATAAGTCTACTAATACTGTAAACTCGGTTCAGTTGCTGAAAACTTCAAACATGGTAGTTTTTGATAATGCCCCTGGAACTGATTCTATTAATGGTGTAGACTTTGATTTCTTTCCATGGATCAACGATGAAAATCTTCAGAGTTCTCTAGAGTACATGAAGAGATCAAAATCTAAATTTGCAGTAGGACATTTCGAATTTGCAAATTTTAGACTTCATAAGCATCAGATCGCAGATGCTGGTATGGACCACACTGTATGTAAAAACTACACACTAGTATTCAGCGGTCACTATCATACAATTTCTCGTAAGGATAATATACTTTATACAGGTACACCTTATGAATTAGATTGGAATGACTGGAACGACAAGAAGGGATTCTGGGTTTTTGATACATCAACTAACGACATTGAATTTGTACGGAACGAACTTACGCTGTACGAAAAAATTGACTATGATGAAGATAATCTACTTGATGTAAGTCACCTAGGAGACAAGTTTGTTAAGTTAACTATTAAGAACAAAAGATCTCAGTACAAGTTTGATACTTACTTTCAAGCTATCATGAATCAGAAACCGTACGATGTTCAGATCATTGATGATGAAATTTCAAAGTCTGTTCAAAGATCTATGGATTCTAAAGTCGAGTTCGCCACAACACCAGATATGGTAAATTTCGTTGTTGACAATATGGAAACAGTATTAGATAAAACTATTTTAAAGAAAATGATTGCTGATATTTTTATTGAAGCAACAGAACTTGCAAAATTATGATCATACAAAAAGTAAGAGGAAAGAATTTCCTTTCCATCGGTAATGCATTTTTAGAATTTGACATTCAGAAATATTCTAGAACTGTACTAGAAGGTAAAAATGGTTCTGCAAAATCTACTGCGGCATCAATGATTACATTCGGTCTGTTCGGTCAAGCAATCAAGAACATTACCAAGCCGCAAATCATAAACTCTATAAACGGTAAACATTGTTTAGTAGAAATTGAGTTCATTGCTAATGGTAATCAGTACTTGATTCGCCGTGGGATCAAACCAAACATCTTTGAGATCATTGAAAACGGTAAACCACTAGACCAAACACTAGCTAATGATTTTCAGGATTACTTAGAGAAAAATATTCTAAAAACAAATTTCAAGACTTTTCTCCAAACTTCTATTCTTTCTG